GGAATATAGACAACTAAGAGACGGCGGATCAGCTTTTCCAGTAACTCATATGGTTGATCTACCAAGGCCAATGGCGGATCTTGTTATTAAAGGCGGCATGTCCCTCCGCGATTGGTTTGCGGGGAAATTTGCGCCAGGAATATTAAGAATTATGGGAGAAGCAAAGAACGAAGATATTGCACGCCAATGCTATTCATTGGCCGACGCCATGCTGGCTGAGAGGAAGAAAGAGAAATGAAAGCAGGAGATGTCTTTTTATTATCCGTCTTCGTGATGATCTTCATTTATTTTGGTGGGCTATTTATTTGGGAAGGACTTTTTAAAAAGAGGAAAAGAGATTGACAAATTTAATGAATTTGCGGTAAATTAAATTAATGCGAGGCTCAAAAACATCTTTAAAAATCGACAGGGTTAATTCCTTGCCAGTCTTTTTTTGCCCTCGCGGCGCTATCGGGCCTCGCAGTTCGTTCGCGCATAAGTCGGGGGCATCTTTTTATGTGGATTGAATCACACGCTGATCTGGGAGAACATCCTAAATTGGCAGAATTATGTTTTAATTTAGCGATTAAAAAGCATGAAGCTATTGGGTATTTACATCTTCTTTGGCACTTCACTTTGAAGTACGCTTGGCGTGACGGCGATTTACGCCGTTTTACGGCGCGCGTCATTTGTGAGGCCGTTGGATGGGATAAAGATCATGATACATTCATCAATACTTTGATGCGATGTGGTTGGATTGATGAAAGCACAATGATGGTACATGATTGGTTGGACTACGCGGGAAAATTGGTGAAAGACAGGCTTTATAATGAAAAACGCCGTAATACGCCGTTAAACGACGTTTTACGCCGTAAAAGTGCCGCTACCATACCTAACCATACCATACCTAACAGAAAGACAACTACATCTTCATCAACTGACGTTGATGGATTTGAAGAGTTTTGGAAAGCGTACCCGAAAAAAGTGGGGAAAGGGGCGGCTGTTAAAGCTTGGAAACGAGCTATAGGTTCTGGGGGCATCGAACTTTCAGCCGTTTTAAATGCTATTGCTTCTCAAAAGCGGTGTGAGCAGTGGCAGCGTGATGGAGGGCAGTTTATCCCGCATCCGGCGACTTGGCTCAATCAATCACGCTGGCTTGATGAGATGCCGATAGCTAATCATTCCGCGCATTTAAATGGGTTTGTTGAAAATTTCGCTGAGAAATTGGCTCAAAAAAAGCAGGAATTAGATATGATCAGGGAAAAAGAATATACGCGGAGGAAGATAACAAATGGATAAAATTTTTACTTGGAAAGGGAAATCGTCATCCGAATGTTCACGCGAAGAACTTTTGGAATTAATCGATCAAATGACTATTAATATAAATCAATTACAGCAAGTTTATGAATCACATGAAATTAAAAAACTACAACATGAAATTGAAAAACGTGATGCGGTGATCGAATTTGCGAAATCGTTAAAACGATGAAAACGCTGGCGTTTGTGGTTGAAGGGAAGCCAAAAAGCTGGAAAAGAGTATCAACTAACAAATATAGGGCTAAATTTGATCCAAATGCGCCGTATAAACGTTATATCGGGCAAATTGCGTTGGCTCAACGTAACGGGATGGGCTTTAAACTCACTAGGATGCCCGTAGAGGCACGATTAGGGTTCTTTGGTGTAAATATGCGGTCGGACGTTGATAACCTCGCAAAAACGATCCTGGATGCCTTAAACGGAGTCGTGTGGTTTGATGATTCGCAAGTTAAAAGCTTGATTGCCACAAAAACAGCGTTCGGACCGCCTAAAACTGAAATTGAAATCACTTGGGATGAAGAATGAGTAGCGACGGAAAACAATGGATGGTTTTAATTGCTGTCATCGGAGGTATAATTTTGATTACTGTTATTGGGTCAATTATATTTACCAAATTGCTTATGTTAATATCCTGTTGACAAGATAACCGATATGTGCAAAACTTGCTTGGAACTTTATCAGCTTGACTTGCATCCACAAACATGCACATGCGAATGCCATTTTGAAGATTTGCCTATTTTTGGTAATGTTGCGTAATATGTGGACATTTGATGATTTTAGAGCGCCAACAGAATGGGAAATGGATGAATACGCTTATCCGGAGCCTTTAATGACTTTTAGAGAATGGGAATCGATATTTCGTTAAATCATGAAGCCACCAAGGAAATGTTTATGGTGTCATGCTAAAGTCAAAAATAGAAAATGCATTAAATGCAACACAGAATATTCTCAAAGCTCAACTCACCCGAATTATACCGCACGCAAGAAACCAAACCAAGATCTACGCAATACTTCAGGACGGTGGGTTGACAAAATAAGGTACATAGACTAAAATGCGTACTTGACAAACTAAAATTAAAATGGTAAGAGTCTCGCTTAGGTCAATCCTGAGACGCACCTACTAGAGCTAACTATGGATAATGTTGAACCAGAAAACATAACATCAAATCCAAATCAATTCACAGATTTATCAACACAATCCACATCAATTCCATCAAAACCTAAACGTAATTACGACAAGAAAGTCCATGGAAAGCGATACAATCTAGCAACAAAGATCGCTATTGCTGCAATGCAAGGAACAGGATTGAGTGCGACTCAAGCTGCTGCCGCTACTGGCGCTCACATTTCGACAATAAGTAGAGCATGGGATAATCCAGAGCTTGCAGAGCTTACACCTCAAGTAGTGCAAAAGACTAAAAGTGGATTAGGTGGACTTTTTTACAAACGTGCATTAGGAAGCTTACTTGAGCTTACACATGAAAAGCTTAGAGAATCAAGCGCTTTACAGCTTGCAACCACAGCCGGAATCATGGTTGACAAGGCAAGATTGATGGAAGGATTGAGCACAGAAAATGTGTCGTTCCGTGGTGTCACAGAAGCTATTGAAAGCGACCGAGAGAAGCTTATGAAGCGCATTGAGGAACTTGGTTAGCTTCTGATAATAACAATTATGTTCTAAAATATGAGAAGTTCACGTAAGCTTCATGTTTAAGCGAAAGGGAAAAGCCAAAAAACCATCCCTCACTTCCACCCCAGGTGGGGAGGGTCGGGGGCATGGGGGTAGGGGTAATTTTAATATACCCCCCTCTTCCAACGCACTAAACAAAAAGATTCGTCCATATAAGGAACCTATTTGTTCCTGTTCCCATAATTATGGGATTCTTGGGGTTGGTTGTATCTGTGTTTTCAGGACGGCAGGATTCATTCCTGAGTGCCACTTTCGCAATGGTGAATCGTTCTCCTTGGTTCGCAGTAAGATAGATGAGATGCGCTCGAAGATTAAGGTGTGAATTTTTTGCAAAAAACAAAAAACAAAGGAATAATATGAAGCCGAAGAAAAAGCCGAAGTATTGAGCTAATGCGAATATTTTATAATGTGGTAGAAAAGCGGGACGGCTACAATTTTGTCTAGCTTACTATGTTTCATGTGAGGATAAGGGATTGGCAGAACCTAAAGGCGAAAAGAAAGTAGCGAAGGTGATGCATGAGTTTGGTTCCGGGAAGCTTCATTCAGGATCGAAGCATGGTCCGGAGGTAAAATCGCGCAAACAAGCTATTGCGATTGGAATGAGCGAAGCCGGTCTATCCAAGCATGTGAAAAATTTTCATAAGGAAGCGAGGAGCGAAGGTGGATACTAAATCAGATTCAGGCGCATCTATTGACTCAGGAGACGATAAGATATTGAATGGCGGGGAGTCTCCGGCGCCCGGATCTTATCCTATTGAGGTCCCGGCGATAGTCGGGGATGGTGGTAGTTTGAAGGACAAAGCGAAAGAATTTCATAAAGCTGCCAGTTTCGGAGGATATTGATATGGCCGAGAAATGGATACAGAGCGCTATCAAACATCCCGGAGCGCTACATAAGGAATTGGGCGTGCCTGTAGGCGATAAGATCCCGCTTAAAAAGCTGCATAAGGCTGCTGGGATGGGTGGGGTTGAGGGTAAACGAGCAAGATTAGCTGAAACGTTGAAGCATATCAATAGCTCTCATAAAGGGGAGAAATAGTGCATCCTTTGGTTAAGAAAGCGATGCGTGGTCCAGAGTCAAAAGTACCGTTCCCATTCAACAAATCAATTTCACTCAAAGATCACAAAAAGGAACTTCCGAAAGGCGAGCCGATTTCAGTTAAGAAGGGAGTTAAGGAAGTTTCAAAGGGGAGGCGTGATGGTTACTGATAAGCTATTTTTTAGCGCGGTTGAATCTCAGGGCAAGAAAGCGCGTGAAGCGTATATGCGGGCGAGGGGTGCGCATAATATTAAGGATACAGGCGAGAAAGATTTGAGAAAAGAGACGAAAGAGAAGCCGGTCGAAGGATCACGCGATCCCCAGCGGCAAAATACAGTAGGAGGTTATTAAGATGGACGGAGAAAAGATCAGTATCACAGGCAACAAGCCCGGCATCACGTCTTTTGAGGATTTCGATGTTTTTTCAGGTAAGGACGGGTTGAGCCGTGACGAATACAAAGCCTCAACCTTCCGGAACGGAAGCCAGGACGATTCCGACCCGCAGTTCGAAAAGATGTCGGACCTAATGGAATCGACGGGTGGAACCGAGCATGGCGAAGAGAAGGTAGGTCGCACAGCCACCGAAACCGAAGAGGAGTCCAAGCTTGAACCCTAAAGCGGTAGTAGGTAAAATCCCGCTTAACGACGATACTCCTCCGTCAGAGCTTCCCGTCCGGGATGAAATGGACGAAGGTCGTCGATGTTTCAAGAAAGGACGTTTGGAGTTTATGGGCGGACCCGTTTATTTCGAGCAAGCGCACGACTATGAAGTCAAAGGAATGAATATGGAAACCCTAGCCATGGAAACCGAACGAATCATGGACAATAATCGGAAGATGGGCTATGGTCCGATGAGCGCTAACAATGATGACATAGCCAAAGACCTGGGCGTAGATATAACGGAGCAATAGCGGTGGAACATTCCTGTATTGTGCGTTCTATGGTTAGCCTTATCAAATCTTTGGGCATTGAGTTGGAAATTATCCAGATCCTAACGCATCAGAAGTCATAAGAAGTACTCCCACCATCCCGGAAGGGGTTATCGGAGACGCTAGATTCAAGGCGGCGTCTCTATCATTCAGCTTTCCAAAGAAACAAATAAGATTCTTCATAAGGAGCCTATCAACCGCTCCCCGGAAGAAAAGGCCAAAGCGAAAGCTGAGCTAATGGAAGCGCTAAAAGCGCTTGATGAGCTTGACGCGCGGAACCGCGCAGCCAACCCTTTTTGGCATTACACTCCCGTTACCGGCGAAATTGCGGGCGAGCGCCGTAGTTTCCTCAAGGAATTCCTGAAAGATGATGATATCCCGCCCAAACTCCATGGCGCGATAGACGTTCACCTATCAACCGCCTCAATCCGTGGCGCGTCCGGTGGCAACCAGAGCAGTAAAACCACCATTGGTTGCATCGAAGCCTTTATTAAGGCTACCGGCAGTCTCCCTTTCTGTTTTGATCCAACCCGAAAAGACTTCAAATACACTTATCCTTCCCATCGACTTATTAGGAGCGGTCCTCAGCATGTCCGGGTCATAGGCGAGGACTACCAAAACGGTGTTTTGCGTAATTTGATTCCAACTTATAGGAAATGGGCGCCGCGCGAGCATCTTATTGACGGGAATTGGGAGAAATCCTACTCAGCCGGTGAACAAACCTTGCGTTTGATCGATCCCAAGACCAAACAAATCTGCGGAACTATCGAGTTTATGTCCAATAAGCAGGATTTAGGCACTTTCCAAGGCCCTCCGCGCCATATGCTTATTTTTGATGAAGAACCTGACCATGAGGTGTACAAAGAAAACCTCATGCGCTTCACAACTGCTAGCAGTCTTGATGTTTTATTTTGCATGACGCCCACCAAAGGCCTAAGTTGGACATTTGACCTATTCACACGCGGTACTGATGAGATCGGCAACAATATCGATTGGTTTCAAATCGCCAGCGTATGCAACCCTTATGCCAATATCAAGGTTCTTCGCGAGATCCTTAAAGAGATGGAAAGCTATGAAGAGCTAAAAATGCGTCTCCTAGGCGAGTTCGTCTCTCTCTCCGGGCTTGTCTATGGCAAACTTTTCCAGCATTCAACCCATGTGATTAAGCCTTTTGAAACCGGATGCACTTGTGGCGCCGCCCGCGATACCCATACCGAATCCTGCCCCTACAATCAGTACATGGGCTTCATTGGAATCGATCCTCATATGGTCAAAGACTCCTGCGCTGTCATGTGTTTCATCGACCGGGAAGATAATTTCTATGTAGACACCTGCTACAAGCGCGGCGTTACCGTGGAAGAACTTAAACGTGACCTAACCCTTTTGAGCCAGGATCACCGTATCGTTAAGAATATAGCCGATCCTTCCAGCGATTCAAGTCTCACGATCCATGACAACGTAAACATTTTCGAATTGATGAAACGTGGCAAGAACGCTCTGCGGAACCTAACCAAAGCCGATAAATTCCAAGGTTCGATAGCGGCCGGAATCTCAAATATCAAAGAACGCCTCAAACTTACCCGGACCGGCAAGCCCCGTTTATTTATCTTTGACCGACCAGAAAACAAACTTTTAATCAAAAGCTTTAAAACCCTACAACGTGAAACATGGGTTGATGAAGGTGAACGCGGCCAGAAAGACAAAATAGCCGAAGGTCTTCACGATCATCACGCTTGCGTCCGCTATATCCTTCAGCGCCGTTTCTCATGGCGCACAACCGAAGATCCAGTGATTAAGAACGAAATTCCCGATGACGAGTTGATCCTTGTTTAATTTATATACATTTGCCTGTATATATGTATACAAAACGGTAAATTTTATACATATCTTAGGTGGTTCTCTTGTCTAGATCAGGCGAAAATTCAGGAACCGCTACTCCCCCTCCCGATAATCCGAGGAGTTCAAATGATATCAGGATCACGAAAAAGAGCCAGATCACTGACGCTTTATTGCTTGGACAGGGTCGTTTACTCTTCGACAATGCGAAAACAGGTCATCAATTATTCTTTGAGCGGATGCGCAAAGACATGGACCAATACGACGGGAAGTTCCAATCCGATGAGCGCAAGTATTCCGATATCCTCGGCGTTCCGCGCCTCTTCATCCCTAAAACTTTCGTCAATACACAGCGTATCGCCGTCGATGTCCTCGAATCGATCTTCTTCGAACCGAAAGGAATCGTCGATGTGGAAGTCAACAAAGCGATCCCACTAGAGCATGTCAACCTCGTCAAGGTCCTTCTTAACCATAGACTGAGCGGACACCCTATCGATTTCTATCAGGAAGCCTATGAAGCCACAATCAACGCTGTTAGGAACATGATTTGTGTTTTCAAGGTTTGGCCTCAAGTTGAAACAGAAACCGTAACTGAGCAGAGAATTCAGAATAACCAACTTGAGGATGGAACCAAATACCAAACCTACGTTGACGCGAAAGTAAAGAAAATAAAGTATTTCGAGCCTCGAATCGAATGCGTCCCTCCCGAAGATTTGTATTTCTCAAAACGCGCTACTTGGAAGAATTATTATAAGTATCCATTGATTCATAGGTACAAACGGACCAGGGCAGAATGCAGACTTTTAGGCTACAAAAACATTGATTTTGTAGCAGAAGTACACATGGAAGACCAGCTAAACGATGTGGTCAAGTATCAGCGCAGGCAGGATTATCAAACACTTTTTAACGATGCCACCGAAGTGCAGGACCAGGAGGAAGTTTGGGTATTTGAAGTCTGGGATTTCATGCCGGACGAGGACGGTAAACTTAAAAGCGGCTCCTACATACTCCTAGGGGACCAGCTCAACGCAACGGTGGTGGGTCGCGGCTGGGTGGAGAACGATCTACCCTACCGCTTCTCGCCTTTTGAACATAATCGTCCGCCAATCATTTTGGGCGAAGCTTACCCTGAGCCGCATAGGCTTGAAGGTAAGTCTTATCCGCAAATTACAGAAGCATTACAGAAGGAAACCAATGCGCAGAGAAACCAGGAAAGAGAGGCGATTGCTAGGGACCTTAGGCGAACCATGTACATCAATCGTGATAGTAACGTTGACCTTCTCGCTCTTACTAATCGCCGTATTGGTTCTTACGTTCTAGGGGACGGACCGGCCAGTGAAGCGATGCAGGAGATCCCTACCAACAACTCAGCGGCGATCCTTTCACGTACTCAGGCTCGCACGGATAATGATTACGCGGAGACGGGCCTACCGCCCTTACTCCAAGGCCAGGACACCAACTCCGAAAGCGCCACCGAATCGAGCAACCAGCTAACCAACGCCAACAAGAAAATAGCCTTTGTTATAAAAAATCTTGCTTATTCAGCTTTCCTACCCGTATTCCGATTCCTTCTCCGATTGGAGCAAGCCTATGAAACCGAAGAATACATTCGTGACGTTGCTGGAAAATATTTTGGTCCGCTTATTTGGGATAGTGGAATTCCTCCTCGTACTGCTATTCAGGGCGATTTTGATTTGCAAGTCAATATCGGGGTCAACAAACAGGCGCAAATGAACCAGTTTTTGCTTATGATGGATCGGGCAACGCAAGCCAATCAAGCGACCGGCCAACTTCTACAGATGCGCGTCCTTCCTCCCCAGAAAGCTACTTTTATCGATCCCGTTAAAATCTTCAAGCAAGTTTTGCCTCTTGTCGGCGTTCAGAAGCCCGACGAGTTCGATTTACCGGGGATGGCTCCTCCCATCGAGCAGGGAGCGCCTCAAGGGGGGCAAGCTTCCCCTCCTGCCCCGATTTTGAATACAGCAGCCCAGAACGGGAACATGATTCCCACGGCACCGGCTTAAGATCAATCGATTGACTCTATGATTAATTTCCCAGACAAGGATATTAAAGTCTTAGAAGCTCAAGCATTTGCTGGCGATAAAGCAAAGAGCGTAAGAGATTCTAAGGAATGGGCATGGATCAAACAATTTATTTTGGGGGCCTTGCATGATCAGGCCGTCAACACTTTAAAGAACGCCAAGACCGATGAAGACCGAATGAGAGCGCAGCAGATGTTTTTGGCGGCAGACAAGCCCGAAGGGCTTCTAGATTTTTTAATTTCCCAGGGAGACGCGGCTATCGCATCCCTCAAGGAACTAGAGAGTCAGGCATCGAACGATGCTAATCCGACCCTAGATAATCAGGAGGACATATATGCCTAGAGGTAGACCAGTAGGAAGCAAGAATGTATCAAAAATTGAAATCCCAGTGATTCATCCTATTAATTCCAATCCCGGAGATACAAGAGCAATTAGTCTTGGAGTTCGTACCGCCATTGTTGATAAGCCACCACAAGCGGGAGTAGCGAATGAGGGTATTTTCGCGGTTAAACAAACCCCTGGCGATGAGGATATGAGTACAACACAAAAACTATTCGGTGATGTCAGGGCAGCATTTGAGGAAGGAGATGCAAGCGAAGTCAGCCAATCACCCGCTGAATTGCCACCGTTGCCTCCCGTCCAGCATGTCCAGCAGACACCAGAAGAACCGATTTCAGAAGAAACGCCAGAAGTCCCGGCACCGACGAAACCAAACGCCCAAACTGAGGGAGATGATTTCATCGATTGGGATAAGCTGGCGGGCAAGAAAGTAAGACTCAAAGTTGATGGAAAAGAAGTCATTGCCACCGCCGAAGACCTTAAAAAGTATTCGGATCAGGAGCAAATCAAAAGGCACTTGGCAGAGGCAGCGGATAAAGTAGGTGACGAACGCAGGAAATTAGCAGAAGAACGACGGCAAATTCAGGAATTGAGGAATCAACGGCAAGACCAATACCAGGCACCATTGCAGAATGGTCAACCTTATCAACAGACTTATCAAGGTCTTCCACAAGGACTACCGAATCAAATTCCTCAGCCTGATTATTCAAATCCGGTTCTTCAACGCATTCAATTTCTTGAGCAGCAACTACAGCAGATGTCAAACAATACTGCGCCCGTCATTTATCAATCAAACCGCATTGCATTGGATCAGAGTTTAAAAGCTAGAGGATTCAATGATTTCAATGATCTATGGCCTGAGATAGTAGCCAATACCAGCCCGCAACTTATCCAAGAAATGAATGGAAATGAGATGCGAGCAGCGGAATTGACCTATTTCCAGATAAAGGCGAAACAAGGAACAAGGCCACAACAGGTACAGCAAGCGCCTCAAATTGTTCCACGTAGAATAGAAACCCCAGTTCCTATTCCCGCCGTTCAAATTGACGGAGGCTCAGGAAGCATGGGCGCAAACAATGATGATTCCGCAGGGAATTATCGACAGGCATTCCGTAGGGCCGTGGCTTTGGTTGACGACCGGGAAGCCTGGAATGAGGTTTTAAGACAGAAAGGCGTTTTGCCTTCCTGAAATTCAGATAAGAGGTAAATTAAAATGGCAGCTCCCACAAATACATATCAGACGTACCAGGCGAAAGGTATTCGCGAGGATTTGATCGATATTATCGTCAATATTTCTCCGACGAAAACGCCGGTCCTTTCGATGACTGAATCCGTTCGCGCCTTCTCGACTCTTCACGAATGGCAGACGGATGCTTTGAACGCTCCTTCCGCGAATGCATCTATTGAAGGAAATGATAGCTCGGCCACCGCAGTAACGCCGACGACCCGTCTTAATAATGATACTCAGATCCTAACCAAGAACTTTATTATCTCTGGTACGGAAGAGATCGTTCGTAAAGCCGGACGCGCCTCTGAAATCGGGTACCAAGTTCAGAAATTGACCAAAGAGCTTGCAACCGATATCGAGTATGCGCTTGTCATCAATACGGCAGCGGTTACCGGAGCATCCGCGACCGCTCGGCAGATGGAAGGTATTGCTGGATGGGTGACGACTAATGTCAATTCAGCGACGGCGAATCGAGCTTTGACGACTTCAATCCTTGATTCTCTCCTGGAAACCATTTGGCTTGCTGGCGGTGATCCGGACGTGATCCTGGTCGGTGGAACCGAGAAAATAGCGATTGCTGGATTTACGTCCAACACTCGTTACATTTCGGCAGAAGCGGCGAAAGTTGTGAATGCGGTCGATATTTATCAATCGAGCTTCGGAACGCTCAAAACCGTTCTTTCGCATGTGATCCAAAATAACTTGGCGAATACCTTGTTCTGTTTGGATATGAGCTATTGGCGTAAAGCATGGCTTCGTCCAGTCGGATTGGCAGAACTAGCCCGGACTGGAGACGCTCGTAAATTCCAGCTTGTAGCGGAATTGACTCTCGAAAGCCTGAATCAAGCGGCTTCGGGAACGGCGACACAGCTACTTAATTAAGGAATTGAACTAAGGGGGGCGGGAGAGTGTAGGGCTCCCGCTCCCTCATGTTCTTTAAAATATGATTTTACGCTCATCGCGCTTAAAAGAAGAAACGATTATTACTGAAGGAAAAGACGGTATTACGATGCAAAAGATCGTGAATCTTGAACCCGTTTTAGCGAATAATTATTTGCAGAAAAAAGAATTAAATAATGGATTTACCAAAGATAGATCTATGAGAAAGATAGCCTCAATTCCTTTTGAAACATGGCTGAATTTAACTCAGAGATTTCCTGAATTGTTGTTAGGCGATAAAGAGTTAAAAGAAAAGACTTTGAATAAGTGGCTCCATAGTGAAGAAGGGAAAATGTTTTGGTCAGTGGAAAAAGGCGTCTAGTGAATATAAAAGATATCGATATCGATATCCTTCTGCCTACTTCGAAAAAGTTGGATAGGTTAGATAATTTGCTTTGCCAAATTTATGCATGCCTGAATTCAGGGCTTAAGACACGTGTAACTATTGGCATGACAGGCGATTACCGAGAACTTTACGCAAGGTTGACGAAAGATCAGATCGATAAAATAAGATTCATAAAAGATTGCCCAGAAGGAGGCGAGGTAGGACATCCGGCTTTAAAGTATATGCTTGAGAATTTCGATTATTCCGATTGGATTACATTCGTAAATGACGATGATTGCACTCCGTCATGGGCACTTAAGCATCTTTGGGATAAGAGAGAAGGCGTCTCAATGGTATTGGGCCAAGCTATTGGCGTTTCACGTGAACGGCATTTCAATTTGTCAGCTTGGAAGTTGGGGCCAATGCCGGATATTTCAATTAATCACATTTGCGCCGGGAATGGAATTTACAACATGCGATCACTTGAGAAACTTCCCAAGCCATGGTGGAATTTAATTAGAACTGGTGATTATGATTTTGTTAAACGAATGGAGAAACATTTTCCGTATAAAATCATTCCCAGCGTGGTTCTGATGCTTTCATTCGCTGAGTTATCGAATCTTGGCGTTGAATTCAATTTCAATTTTAACAAGGCTTACGGTAAGATTTTGTGAAGAAAATTTCAGTTTTCAGGAATGAAAATGGCGGCTGTGATTTCTATCGCGCATGGCTTCCTATCAATACAGCAATGAAAAATGGCGCTTGGAACATGAAAGAGATTTGGGCGTCCAATCTTCTTTTCGAGATTTCAAATAACACGGATAGATTCCTTGAAGTGATGAATAGTGATATCTATCTGATTCAGCGTTTGGCCGGGGAAAAATTAATCAAACGCATTCGAAGCTTTGCCGCGGAATGCAAGCTTTCACCTAAAATTATTATTGACCATGATGATGACGTTTTCAATGTTTCGCCACTTTCCAATCATTATTGGGAATACGGAACCAAGGAAATAAAAATAGTTCATGACGGTAAAATCATTCACGAATGGAAAGATGGCGTTAATATAGACATCAAGAAAAATATAAAAGTGTTGGATGAAGTTAAAACAACGTTAGGCCATGCGGATATGGTGACGGTAACTACCGATATTTTGGCCGATGTTTTTCGTCAATATAACGACAATGTGAAAGTTCTTCAAAATTGTCTAGATCTCAATCAGTGGAATCGACTTGATGTCAAACGCAAGAATCCTGATGAAGTGAGGATTTGCTGGGCTGGCGGCCATTCCCATTGGGAAGATTTGTATCTTATTCGTGAACCACTTCGAGAGATTGGCGAAAAATATCAGAACGTAAAAATTATCATGGTCGGATATATGCCTCAGGGAATGAAGAAACATTTTAGAGAAGGTCAAATCGAATTCCATGAATGGGTTGAAACTCCCGCACATCCATTCCGCATGGCAGCGCTCGATATTGATATTGCCCTGATTCCTTTGGCTGAAACACCTTTCAATAGATCCAAGAGCGCTATCAAATGGATGGAGTTTGGAGCCTTAGAAATTCCTTCCGTCACTTCTTTTGTTCCACCTTATAGTGAAATAAAATCAGATGAATACCTGAATAATGGAATTTTCATAGATGGGAATGACAAAAATGGATGGATCAAGGGACTTGAACTTTTAATTGAAAATCATGAATTGAGAAAACAACTTGGAAAGAATGCGCGCGAATTCGTGAAAAATAATTTCGATATCAACACCCAATATAATCAATGGGTCAAAGCTTATGAGGAGGTCCAATGCCCGTCGTCATCCCACCTAACCCGAACCTCCTAGCGCTTGTCACAGAAGGAATCAATCAGGCGGGCGAATATAACCCGTCATCAACTTTATTGAATCGCGCCCAGAATGAATGGATAGAGGAAATAAAAAATGAGATTTGGCATCTTTCAAAGAAGCCGAAGATCCTTCATGTAACAGCCTATGCAATTTCAAATAAAGGCCAATCTCGCTATGCCTTCCCGAAGGATTATTCAAGCGATCTATTTTTGACTCTACTATGGGGAAGTTTTACGGGAACTTGTCAGGGTGGTTCAACCAATACAATCACATTGGCTACCAATGATGTATCGGGAGATAACGTTATCGGTAAGGAAATTTTGATGATGAGCGGAGGGAGTGCCGGCAGTTACGCTCAAATCGTTAATATCGATGCAACTATTCCTAGTGCAAAAGTAGCCAATATGATCCCCAATTTTAATGTCGCTCCGTCTCCTGGCGACACTTATATGATTATCGATGTCGAGTATCCGGTCGAGACACGTCCTATCTGGGATTGGGAAGCACGTCAAAAACTTGTCGCGCCCGGCCTTCCGCAGTTTCTTTATCCATTGGGAGATGACCAGGAAGGGTATTTTGTTTTTAATTGCCCTCCTGATTTCACAAGAGGGATGAGGCTCCGTTATTATTCCGATATAAGTCAGTTAGACGTGAACTCAACCTTAATGAGTGTCCTCTACCGTAAATGGCGCAATATTTGGATCAAGGGAATAAAGTTTAGAAAGTTGGCCGATGAGAATGATGACTTAGCTCCTGCGGCTCAACAGGATTACAAGATGGAACTTCGGAATCTTATTTACCGTGAAATGTACGGAATGGATATCAGTAACCTAACGGATCGGATCATGGATTTCGATTTTGGAGCTTTGGACAATTATGGCGGCGCAGGAGGGACCAAGTGGTGAAGAAACTGATTTGGTGCATATTGGCAGTTGGATCGGTCCTGATTGTGCCGAATCTTTATTCAGCTATTGGAGGAGGTCCAGGCGGGATATCCATTAACTTTATAGAAAATCAGGGTTCTACCGTAACTCAGCGCCAATATTTGAATTTTACAGGGACAGGAGTTACAGCAGTTGATAACTCAACCATGTCGCGGACCGATGTCATTATTAATGGAAGCACAGGGACAGGAGGTGGATTGGTTGTGACTGGAACTCCCCAGATAAATTATGAAGTTGTTTGGAATGGGTCGGGTGCAGTTTGGGCAGCGGAAGGGACAAGTTTTTCTTTTGGGATAAATTCTTTCTCTGATTCTCAACCGGGAACGATTGAGGAAGGCGTAGGAGTCTGGAAATCAACCGGGAATATTTCTTTCACTGCAAGTTATAACAATGGCCCAGCAACCGGCGGTTATGTCTCTTTCGGAGGGTGGTCTAATCTTACTCTAACGAATACATTCCAGGGTCCTACGGTAACAGTCGCAAATACAAATTTCCCTTCTGTAGGGGGAACCGTTGTTTTTACTCTGAATGCGACGAACGGGACCAGTTCTCCGACAGCAACAATAACCCACACATTTAACAATGATCGATATTATGGAGTGAGTACTCTTCAAAGCGGATGGACCTCCGGACAGGTTTTGGCTTTCGGTACAAACGATTTGGTCAATTCTATACCGAATACGTTTACGGTAAATCCTGGAGCCGGCCAATATATCGTAAATGCCTATCCTTCTCGCCTGGGGACCTCATCTTATAGTGTTGGCGGGTTTTCGGGAGGATTCAATTCTCCTCAAACTGTTTCAGTGACGAATGCATCCGGTTTCACAGAAAATTATTACGTCTATTCGAGTGTTAATTCAAATCTAGGCAGCACCACGGTGGTGGTTACAACTCCATGAAAAAATTACTGTTATCCCTTATCGGATTGGCTTTAAGTTCAATAGCCTTCGGGAATCCCGGAGACGTAACCACAATTAACACGATCAGCCCACAAAACTACCCGAATTCATTTCAATATATCGTTCGCTCAACTGACGTTTTTGTAAGCACTTTGACTTTTACGAAGAACCTTGGATCAGCCGATGTCAATCTCCAACATGCCATGAACACGATTGACCAATTAAGTTCAAGCGCAGGGACCATCAGTACCATCACGGCTGGAACTGGAATAACTGTGACCAATTCAACCGGACCCATCGTTACTATATCAGCCACAGGAACAGGAAGCGGCAACATCAGCACGATGACCGCTGGGCCAGGAATCACTTTGACAAACTCAACGGGTCCAGTAACAATCATTCAGGTGACCAGCACTACGGTCTCAGCGGGATCCTACACTAACACAAACCTGACGGTGAATGCCCAAGGTCAAATAACCGCTGCCTCTAACGGATCGGCGGGAAGTTCAGGATCGATCAGCACGATCACGGCGGGCGTGGGAATCAGTGTTGTGAATTCAACAGGTCCCAACGTGACCATTTCCGCAACGGGCGCCGGCGGTTCTGGTTCCATCAGTACCATAACAGCAGGAGCCAATATCGTTGTTACCAATTCGACAGGCCCAAATGTAACTGTTGCGCTTTCTTCAAATGTATCTATCGCTACAATAACCGTTACAAATTACGGATCATTCACGAATGTTTCTACTATGACTTTCTCTTTAGGAACAGATTTGAATCTTGGGTATCTAACTCCAAGCACCTATTTGGGTGTAGATGCTAATGGGAACGTGATAAGTACAACAACTCCAACCGGTAGCGGTGGGTCTATTGGAACTATAACGGCAGGATCAAATATTATTGTTACTAATTCAACAGGACCGAATGTAACAGTGTCATTGTCTTCAAACGTAACCGTATCTACATTAACTGTTACTAGCTACGGTGCTTTTACAAATGTGTCATCTATGACCTTTTCGGCGGGAACTGATCTTATCTTAAATTATTTAACCCCAAATAGTTATTTGGCTGTTGATGGGAACGGGAATGTTATCAGCACAACCACGCCGACCGGAGGAGGTGGTGGAGGTGGAAGTGGTGCTTTGAATACTCAACTCAATGGTTCTGGGGTCGTAACTACATCCACGCTTAATGTTCTGAGCCCATTAACCATGACAAATATTGGTGGCGTTGGAACGTTAGGAGCAAACGTTATAAATAATCAAAGTTCAAATCAGAGTGGCTCTGTTTTCAATGTTTCAAGTGGAACAGATCAGGGAACGCTTTATGTATCTACATTGGCTCTTATTGGTTCAACTACATATGGACAGTATGCAATCGATGAAACCGGGACTGGAATAAATCAGCAAATGAATTTTACCCTTGCAGGAACAAATATGGCTTATTTTGATAATGGGGGTGGACTAAATTTAATTGGTACCGGGAATGCCTTATCTTTTCGTGATCGAACCTTACCCGTATATACAACCGTTGATTTTACCAATAACAAAACTTGGCAAATCTATTCTGTTGGGACTAGCGGCGGTAATTTTGGTCCCATGTTTGATATGGGACTTGATAATGGGCAAGCAACTATCGGATCGGTGGCGTATGGTTATGATGGAAATACAGCTGGAGCACAATTATTGATTCTTCCCTACACATCTAGCACGATAGGGCAAATTATAAAAGGACAATCTGGACAGAGCGCAGATTTGTTGGATTTGGAAACAAATTCGGGACTTGTTTTGGGATCTTTTAACAGTTCCGGATTTTTGACCAACGCTCAGATAAGCACCCAATATATAACAGATTACGCGAATGCAGTTGGCTATTGGGCAATGGCTCAGATTTCTGGAACTTCAATCCAAGCTGTCAATAGGGTCGCGACAATGACAGTGGTGGGCGTACAGGGGGCATCCGGTCAATCTGCGGATTTGCAAGATTGGAAAAATTCATCTAATAGTGTTTTAGCTTCTGTTTCTTCGGTTGGATCTATAACTACGCCAAATTTAACCGATAGTGCTTTGACTTCCGGGCAATGTGTACAGGCTGGTAGCGGCGGTCTACTTGAGACAACGGGTTCTCCTTGTGGTTCTGGCGGTGGGGGGTCTGGTGGAACAACGAATTGGCAATCAAATGGGTCATTCATTGTAAATTCTGCCTCAGCAAATTTTGTTTCTCCTCTTACCCTGACGAGCGTGGGTGGCGTAGCGACGATCGGAGACAATTCCATTTTCAACCAAACTACACGCCAAGCCGGGGCGGCTCTTTACGTAGATTCAGCGACAGCTGGGATCGGTACAATTCTTCAGCAAAACGATGAAACCGGGAACGGACCAATATCCATAAATCTTTTTACGACCACCGAAAATGAACCGAATCAATTTATTCATGATGCGGTGATTCATGCCATCATTCCCAATCCATCGGGGAACGATCCTGAACTTGGCGGTGGTTTTGTTATTAGCGCTGGGACAATGCCATTTAATCAGAATGATATAAATTATCGCCAACCCTATATGGCTCTTTCGCCAAGTAATACGCCATCAACCAATCCTGGATTTATTTCTTTTTTCAATGGCAGCACAACGCCAGAAGTTGAATTGACCAGCACAACCGTTCAAGCAACAAAAAAGATTTTGGTTTCACCAACGGGCGCACAGGGTGAAATTGATTTAGGTGCATCCTCCGGAGGAACTTATGTTGGTCTGAAATCGAGCGCGACCATAGCGACATCGACTGTTTGGACGCTTCCGAATGCCGATGGATCTTCTGGACAAGTGATGGCAACCGATGGGAATAAAAATCTTTATTTTACAACGATTAGTGGTGGTAGCGGGAGCGGGATTGTTTCTCCGGGAACATTTACATGGATCAATAATTTTGGAATGTCTGTTTCAACATTAGTTGCGACTTCTTCCATTACTTTAACAAATGGGAACCTTATCCTACCGTCGGCTACCGCTTCCCCTCCTGGCGCAGGACTATCATTACAGTTTAGCGATGGTGGAGGTTTCTGGGAAAACACATTAGATTCAAATTCCCTTAATTATTCTTATGATGGGACGATAACAAACAGACTTTTCCGTTTCGGTGGATCGAACGCTAATTTCTACAAGCCTCTTTATCTAGATGTTGGTACTCTTTCGATGTCCGGAGGTTATACACCAACGATTAGTTTGCAATCTGACTATACCAGCAATTCGTCTTCGTATACGGTTCTTTCTCTTAATCATGGCATATCAAATGGGGCCAATGCGTATATGGCTTTAAAAGATTCCGGTCCGAATCCAGCCGGTTCTTCAGTAGGCCAATATTTTGTTATCGGTACCAATCAAAGCGCAAGACAGAATCAAAGCACTGTCGCGCCCGGAACAGATCTTTTGACTATCGATGTTAGCACTCAATCGACAAATGGGAATACTCAGATTAACGGTGTGCTTACCGTTGTCAGCGCAAGTACACAACCTTCAACATTAACTACTGGCCTTATCGTGAGTGGCGGCGCTGCCATTTTGCAAGGAATGAATTCGTCGACGCTATCATCTGCTGGTAATTATGGGGAGAGATTTTCTAGTAGCGTCCTAACTGCTACAAATATCCCAACTACAACGCAGTGGGGTGATTTAGCATCTATAAATTTAACAACGGGTGCATGGATTGTTACGCTTCAGGAATGCGAACAATCTGCGGGTGCAACCATAACCAGTGGCGGATTTATTGCCATTAGCACAACCTCCGGTAACAATTCCGGTGGTCTTAATTATCCAGATAATGAGATTGAATTACCTTTAGCGGCCACAACCGATGGATGCGGGACCATATCCGGATACCAACTTAATCTAGCTTCCAATACAACCATATACGCAAAAATGCAAGATGCTTATAGTCTGGGTCAGCCGACAATGAAAGGGCGGATCTCAGCGAATCGGATCTATTGATGAAAAAGTTTATGTATTTTATTTTATTATTATTTTTATCATGCTCCGCATGGTGTACGTCCTATGGTCCTTTTTTCCCATCGGCATGCACAAATGCGGTTAGTGTAGGTGGTGTAGGGGATTGGGCCAATCCGACCAATGCTGAAGTAGAAGATAGTGTTTATTCTACTTTCAATGAAGTTGAATCTTATTATTTATACTGTAGTAATTTTGATTTTTCTAGTATTCCTCCTAATTTTTTTATTACTGGAATTCAAGTAGGTATGAAAAGAATAGATATAAATGGTAATGGTGTTGTAGATACATTTGTTCAATTATTTGAATCTGGCGGTCCTGTTGGTAATAATTATGGAGACAATGTTGATCCATGGCCTACCGTTGATACATGGAATTATTATGGTGGACAGAATGATTTATGGGGATTACCAATAACATTGGCTACCATCAAAGATTCTTCTTTTGGATGCGGAATAGAAGCTGGTAAAATTAATGGACCACCATTATTTGGCATTGACGCTGAATCGATAACTGTTTTTGGTCAGAATCAGACAACAATTTATAAGGGGAATATTGACAATGCGAATATTCGTTGAGTTTAAAATGGTTCAACGTTAATATGAAAAAGATTTTGTTCTTACTTTTTTTATTAAGTGTTCCATGTTTTGGATCAGGAATAACAATTTCCGGTAAAGGTAATGGAACAATATCTATAAATCCATTATCTAATACCTCATTCCCTTCAACACCTATTTATATCCAGAATGCGATAACAAGCGGAAGCTCTTTCGTCACAAGTATTTCTGTGTCTTCTACTCAGCCTGTTGTTACTGGGGATTTGATCGTTATCGGAGTTTCATCTCTGATGTCGCAAGGATCTACTGCAACGATCAGTGTTACAGACGGAGTTAATAATTATCAACGCATCTCCTGTTTGCCAGCTCAGATTATCGGTAACGCTCTCTATGGCATAACTTGGTTCTATGCCACTGCATCCAAGAATCAAATTGTAACGGCGACAGCAACACTTAATAATCAGTCTTTTTCAAATATGTGGCTTTCAGAATGGGGTGGTGGTCCGTTCGCTTTTGATGGCGCGACACCATTCACATCATACCAGTTGAGTTCAACGCCATCTCTAACTCCTTATTTATTTGGATCATCCTCTAATCCGGACCTAGTATTGAATATGGCAAATCAGAGCAACGGAATTTCATCATGGACTCCATCGAGCGGATATACAATGCTGGTAAACCAACCTTTTACAGGAGTGGCGCCAGCAGGGGTAGCATGTGAATATTCCATTGTTGCCGGTACATTTTCAAATTCAGGTTGGACCATGCAATACAGTACATTGCCAGTTCAAATGGGAACTATCGCATTTACAGCTGGTAAAAAAACGACAGTACAAAAATATATCGCTGAATTTTTTACAAATTCGTCTCCAAATTATTCTTCAACAACATATTGCGCTCTAGGGATGGCGACAAATTCAGATGGGATTTCAAGGTGGAATCCTCTCCCAGCGGATCTCATAATGAACAATGTGGCTTCCGGGAATATAAGCCTTCTGCGTGACCCATCAACTATTTTACATTGGAACGGAAAATATTACATGGCCTATACCAATGCTTCTGGGAATACAACTAATACCATATCGGTTTCTTCATCGTCAGATATGTTCAACTGGTATCATAATTGTGATATAGATTTTTCAGGATTTGTAGGATCTGGTAGTGAGGAAGCCGTTGCCGGACCGCAATGGTTCGTCGATACCAATAATCAGCTATATTTGTTCGAATTCGGTGGAGTGCATTATTTTGATTTGAATGCAGATAGTATGACCTATGTTACACCAACAGATAATATTGGATTAACAACATGGGGTTCTCCTTCCATCGTTCATTTCAACAACAGTCTTCCTCCGCCAGCAATTTTTTATGACCCATTCCCAATATTGGTTGGAACAACTTATTATATGTATTCTGGAAATTTAACAACAAATTCTTTTAACCATGCGTTGCTGGTTTCGATTTCAAGCTCGGTTGTAGGTCCATATACCGTCTTTTCCACGACAACATTTGGGTTTTCTAATTACGAAAGCCCTTGTACAGTAAATACCAGCGGTAATAATTTCACTGTTTATCTTGATGCACTTGGAGATGGTGAATATTACTCCTTATCAACTTCTGGTCCTACTGGTCCGTATACAAATCCAACTCCGCTTCAACCAATTTACGGTAATTCAATCCTTATGCAAGGTTTGAGTGTTAATCAAACTTCTGTCAATTCGATAATAATAAGTCCATAGAAAATGAAAATAAATTATATTTATGGATTAATCATAATGCTTATTTTGATAGTGATTAAATTAAGTTATCTATATGCTCTAGATCCAACACGTATTTTGATTGTTTATAATCTTGACTTTACGGACGATCAGGACGGAGATGGAGTGCAAGACTCCTCCGAAGTTGCCAATTATTATTCCATGAAGAGAGGTATACCGGCTGGGAATATTTTTGGAATTCACGTAGGAGCAGGAACAGCATCTACAACAGAAAATTTTGCTACTCTAACAGATTTCTTTAATGATCTTGCTACCCCCCTTAATAACTATCTGATTTCCATCGGATCGGAGACTATCGATACCATTGTTCTTTGTTATGGGGTTCCTTATTTTATAACGGATTGGGGCACATCCGTGGATAACGCGATCATGCAACTTCCAATAACTATTCTTACAGGACCAGATTTTCAGTCAACATTTATTTCTTTTGGAGGTGCTAGGATTTATGGCGGGTATACCGCAGCAGGTCCGACATTCGAAACCGATCAACCAAATTTTGCTCACTATAATACGCATATGTCAACTTATCAGGGCGGCGCATTTATTTATGATGAATATTTGGTCAGTCGTCTAGATGGGCCGTTGGGAGTATTGGGAGCGATGGGACTTGTAGATATGGCCAAATGGTCAGATGTTTATGTTTCTTCTCAGCCAGGAGGATATTCAGGAAATATCTACATTAACACGAATACAGAGAATGGATTATCTTATTTACAGACACTTCCTAATGTACAGTATGGGAATTTTTACGGTGACGGTGATGTGGACAACAATATAAACATGGAACCGTATTATGCAGAAGATGACAATTTTTTTAATTTCTATACAATACTATGGAATGGAAGCGAAACAGTTCTTCCTAACGCTAATAATTTCACAAATGGATCTCCTTGTACTTCTGCGCCAAAGTGTCTTCTGTATGGTGGATGGTATTGGCAGCACACCACTAACATATTCGGATTATTGGCGGGTTCCGTATTCTGTGATTTCAATAGCTTCTCATTGCAAGGATTAAGAGAAATTGCAAATGCTCAATATACCTCTGGAAATATAGGGTCTACTCAAGTCGAAGCATTGATGAATGGCGCTGCGGCCGTAACAGGTTCGATGGCAGAACCAGAAACCACTGGCGCTCCTCGTCCGAACGTTCTTCTTTATTATCTTATGAAAGGATATTCTTTCGGAGAGTCAGCGATGCTTTCAGCTCAGATGCTAGGATGGATGCAAGGAAATGTGGGCGATCCTATGTATGCACCTTTCCAAACAAAAACTTTTACTCTAGATACTTCATCCCCCACAATGTCTTCCGGGTACCCACGCGTTCAATTTGTTTCCACTACATCTGTCAATATTTTAATAGCTGCTAGCGATTCATCTGAGCCGGAAGTTGTAAGAAGTTCAATAAATTTTGGACTGAGTCCATCCTACGGATCAAGTATTAATACAGGTCTTCCTTATTTTCGTATAGAAGAGGTTACGTTGACGGGATTAACCTATAATTCAAGATACCATTATAATGTTGTAATGACCGATCCTGAGGGATTAACTTCAACGAGCCAAGATTTTACGTTCAATCTAGGAACTCCACCACCTTCAGCAAATCCTTCTTCGGTAGGGAAAGGTAAAATTTACAATGGAATTTTGCAATAGGAGAATAAAATGGCAGCGATAATTTCATCTCAAATGGCCTACAGTGGCGTATCAATTTACGCCATCGTTAGAGCGCAAGCCGTACCCGGAGTGACATTGGGTAATGTTGCAAATGGATCAGGTCTAGAATCTTATCTTCTAGCTAATTATTCAACCTATAAAATACCAATGTCAGAACAAGTTCCTACGGGATATTTTCAGGCCGCTTTTCCTACTTATCTTCCAGCGGGGACATATTCTTTCTCGATTCATCAGGGAACAGGAGTTGCGGGAGATCCTTCTGTTGATAGAGGCATACTGGACTGGAATGGACTTTCTGAAAATTATACAGGAGTCCTTGCAAATACAATCCCTGAATTAACAGCAGTTCCATCGGCAACCCCGACAATCGTACAGGCCATCATGTTTCTATATATGGCTCTCCGGAATCTTAGAACAACAAACGCAACCAATGTCAATATTTGCAATGCCGGTGGGGCCACGATTACAACCGCGATACGTTCCGATGATGGTACTACGGGAACGAAAGGACGCTTTAACTAATGGCCGATAGCGCACAATCACGAATGACAGTCCTGGAAGTTCCTGGGCTTATGATGACGCCATTGCCTCATGGCTCCGAGTCTGCGGCAGATAGGGCGCAACTTGACGATATTTACTCCGGTATATTGGCAAAACCACCGATGTTTCAAAATATGACCTGTTGGGTTAATGAACAAGAAGAACAACAAATATGGGTTCCTGAAATTGAAATTGTTCCGTGTGATGACTAATGGGATTTAAATCAAATATTCTCCATGTCCCAATGCCTGACTCTGGCTTTAATTTTAGCCGGAACTTTGAGCTATTGCCCGATGCGGCTCTTATCGATCCTTCGACGAATTACAATCTTCATAATTTGGGTGTTGAGTGCAGGGGTGGAACATCGATCATTGAGAATTCAACGGTTAATGATCGAGTCATGGGTGGCTATGATTTTCGACAGTCAAACGGTGATCAAAATATGGTTTATGCAAAACAAAATGGTGTTGTGTATGCAAATACCGATTCGAATCCGATAGCGACCGGAATGTCGATTAGCAACTTCTTTAGCTTCAGCCAATTTTATGACACTCTTTATATAGCTGATGGCTCAACGACTCCACAGGCTTGGACGGGAGGTGGCCTAGCAACGCCTGTGACTCCCGCGTCCGATTGGGCTGTTTCCGGGAATCCTTTCCAGATTGTCTTTCATCCGAGAGGAGCGAACTTTAGGAATTGGGCTATAACAAAAAATGGTGTTTATGCTTCTGCAAGTAACAATGGTTCTGACTTTGCGGACGCGGATGTAACCTATATTCCAGTTTACAGCAAGTCTGGTTTAATCGGGGGCTATACCTTTGGGACAGAATTCTTTGTCTGTAGCCTAACTGAAACTTTCAGAATTGATGATTCAAACTCAGATCCAACACAGTGGGGATACGAAAACGCAATTTGGAGTGGTGGCGCAGCTCATTGGCGTCTCATGGTTCATGCCGATAATGACATGTACATTATGACAGATGACCTCACGATTTATTCACTTCAAGGTGTTTTCCAGACGGGAGATTATCGCTCCGCTTCCGTTTCACGTCCGGCTCAGATTGATAGATATCTTCGCGAAAATTCAACTTTTGTGAATATCCAAAATTGGCACGCAGCCTATGATCCAAAGATTCGAGCGATCAAATGGTTCATTCAGATATCCGGAACCAATACGAATACTGCACTTGTTCAATTCATAGACCGTGCGCCAGATAAGATGTGGGCAATTCATAACAATCTGAATTTCCCTTCTGGTTATACATGCTCATGTTCTTTTACTGACAGGAAAACAACGAGCGATTGGAGAATAAGAACCGGAGATTACTCTGGGAATATATGGGAACTAGAACAGATTTCACGCAATGATAATAATCAGGCCATTCCGTCCGTGATGAAGTTTAAGCCTTGGGAGTTCACAAATCCAGTGATGCACAAGCGATTTAATAAAGGAGTTCTGCGCGTTCGCTCAAACACAAACATGAATTTCGTTATCAATGTTTGGGTTGACAATGTGAGAATACCCGATATTGACGTGACGGTAGCCGGATCGGGAGCGGTATTTGATACAGCGCGATTTGATATCGATGTATTCGCGGCAGATCAGATAAGCAATACGCCTTTTGATATTAAGACATTCGGAAAGCTAATGCAGTTTCAAATCAATCACAATACTTTAAATGAAGATTTTTTCTTTGCTGAAATACTAATCGCTTATAAAGAAAATGGGATAAGGATATACGATGGTCAATTATCTGGTATATGACGAATTTGGATTGAAAGAAGTTCTCTGTATTAATTGCGGAAAGGCAATTAAAACACGGATTGAAATCCGCAGTTCTTCCGACGACAAAGTCATTATTCGTGAGATATCAAAACATGCGGATTATCGGGAGATGCCATTTATTTTAGATACAAATCAAATCGCTTTCATTATGGTTTGCGATGACTGTAAATTTAAAGAAATGGAAATGGAAATAATATCAGAGAGACTTACGAATGCACTTCGTGAACAGTTGAAATGGGAAGGAAAGATTCCGGAAGTTATTGAGGCGATTGTGGAACAAAAGAAATTTAACGTTCAACGTAGAGCAGAAACGTCAGAAGTAGTGGAAGCTCTCAAAGGAAGATAACATGCCGGCGCAATTTACAATCCCACTTATCGTCGTTGTTCCAGGGCAGATTATAGCAGCTTCGCTATGGAATAATGAATGGAATAATATTTTCGTAAATCTAACTCCATTGGGAGTAGATACCTATTCAAATACAGATTCACAAATGCAAACCGCAACAGATCCATACCCGTCTGGATCGACTTCTCGTCCGACTTCATTGGCGGGCGAATTGGAAAGGCTAAGATTTATCATTGATGCTATTACAGGAAACACATACTGGTATCAACATCCAGTTATAAGTATTTCTGCGCTAAATGCTCTTTTCCCTCTTGGTCCAACCAATCTTGGTCCTAATTCGGTAACTGACACCCAAATTGCTGCTAGCGCGATTGGGGCAGGTCTAACTGGTGGTGGAGGATCTCAAATATCGGCAGTTGTTGATAATTCAACAATAGATATAAATGGATCAAACCAAATTGAAGTTAAGGCGAATGGCATAACATTATCGCAATTAGCTACAGCATTAGTAGGTTCCGGTCTATCTACGTCAGGATCATCTATCATAGTTTATATAGACAATACGACAATCGATTTAAATGGCAGTGGCCGTCTTGAAGTAAAAGCGAATAGTATTGGAACAGCGCAAATTAATACAACTGGACTACCTCCTCTGGTTGGATTGAAATCAATTCAAACAGTTAATGCTTCAACGGTAACCGTATCAACCGGACAAACTCAAGGAAATTCAAATACAACCATAGCATCTGTGAATACGGCAAAAGTTGCTTTATGCGTGGTAGCCGTGACGATTGCATCAAGTGCTAATACCGCCCATATTTCACCCATGGTGTCAGTTTCTTTAACTAATGCGACAACTTTGCATATAGTAATTAATACGACAGAGGCCACCGCTGGCGGTGCTATTTCTTATAACGTCACTGTCACAATTCTAGAATTCAATTAAGGGGATTTTATGAGCTGGCTATCCAATACTCTAGGGACATCGCGCCCGAACGCGCCGACGCTTCCACAGGCTCCGACGCTTCAAGCACCGCAGCTTCCACAATATCCGGGATTCACTCCTCAGCAAACTGCACTCTTGGGCCAACAACAGCAGACTTTGACGGGGGCGCAGAACGCTTTGAGTGCGTATGGCTCAAATCCCTATTTGCAGCAAAGCCAACAAGCAAGCCAGCAAGCTTTAACCAATTATCAAAATTCCTTGACGGGCAATATTCCTCAAAACCAAATGATAGCCCAGCAGCAGCAAGAGGCGTGGAACCAAGCTGTGCAGCAAGCGGCTCAGCAAGGGATTAGGATAACAGGAAGCACTCCCGGGGGTGCCATTTCACAATCAACGGCAGGGAATCAGATTATTTCTGATTTTAATAAGACATGGGGAGCTTTGAACCAAAACTATAATTTGGGTCAACAGCAAATTGGATTGCAAGCTCAACAAGCTGGAAATCAACAAGCTAACACACAATTCCAAAATCAACTAGGTGGCGCTAATACGGTTTCCCAACTGAATCAAAATCTTCAAGCACCATATTTACAACAATCTTTAGGTCAATATGGTCAACAGACGCAACAGGTATTAAGTAATACCGATATTGCTAACCAGAATGCTATGAATGCTTACCAGCAACAACTTCA